GCGTGTCTCGCACGCAGGAAGTCGTAGACAAGGCCGGACGCGATAGCGAACTGGCTCGCCAAAAGGTGCTCAAGACCATCGAGGTCAAGCGCGACCTTGAAATGCGTCTTGTCGGCAACTTCGCTTCCGTTGTGGAATCCGGCGCTACGACCCGCAAGAGCGCGGGCCTTCTGGCGTTCCTGACCACGAACACCTCGAAGGCCGGTTCGGACGGCGGTTTCTCCGCTGGTATCGTCTCGGCGGCTACCAATGGAACCCAGCGCACCTTTACGGAAGCTCTGGTGAAGTCGGTGCTTGCCACGGCGTTCTCCAACGGCGCTACGCCTACGCAGGCTTACATGGGTCCGACCCACAAGCAACAGTTCTCGGCCTTCACCGGTATTGCGGACATTCGTTCGGAAGTGTCGGGCAAGGGTATGGCGACCATCTACGGCGCCGCTGACATGTACGTGTCGGACTTCGGGGCCATTACCCTGATCCCGCACCCCTACGGTCTGACCCGTGACTGCGTGTTTGTTGACCCGAACTACGCCAAGGTCGCCACGCTTGACGGCCTGAAGTCGAAGGAACTTGCTTCCGCCGGCGACAACATGAAGTTCCTGATCACGCTTGAAAAGGGCTTGGTCGTGGCGAACGAGAAGGCTCACGCGGTCATTCGCGACCTTACCTGATCTCTCCCCTGACTAGAGGCCGCTCCGTCGTGGGCGGCCTCGCTTCTTTGAGGACTATATGGCTAACAACATTTCCAAAGCTTCCCTTGCGGCCCAAGCCAAGATTGATGAGGAAGCCGCAAAGGTTCTGAAACAACGCGCGGCACGGCAAGCCGCCGCCGTGATTGATGAAAAAGCCCCCGACCTGGTAGATATTCGCATCCTCCCGTTGGGTGACGGCAAGGTGTCAATGGGCATCCACATTGCCGGGATTGGTGACGCGCATTACGAGCGCGGCGAGATTGCCAAGGGCTGGCTTCGGGAGAACGCCGAGGCGCTGGAATCGCGCGGGTTTGCCGAGATTATCGAGCCTGTCGAGCCTGTCGAGCAGGTCGCTTAACCGTGAAGAATATGTATCTCACGACCACGGAAGCCGGGATCAAGCATTACATGGTGCTTGACGACAACGGCGCGTTTATCGGCTTCCGTGCCATCGGTGAGACAGATGACGTCATTGAACAGAACAAAACCGAAGCCCTGCACAATGACGGATACACGTCGGATCGCTCAATGCGCCGGGCGGCTCGCATCCCGTTCATCATTGGCCAGAAATGGCTAAACGAGGAAGGCTGGTGGTTCATGGACGCCGGTCACGACCCTGACGTCGCGGTAAAGCTGGCCGCAAAGCTTAACTCCAATGAGTACATGTATTTGCGGACGGCTGATGGTCAGCTAGGCGTGAGCAACGGGGTTATTCGCTAAATGGCCCTGACCACCTACGGCGGGTTGATCGCCGCAATCCCGACATGGGCGACCTACACCGACCTTAGCGCGGCCCAGCTTGCGGAGTTTGTCGCGTGGGCCGATCAGGAGATAGCTAGGCGTCTGCGTTCCAACCTGTTGCTGACTTCCGACACGGTCACGCTAACGGCTGAAACCATCTCGCAACCTACCGGCTTTCTGGCTTTGCGGCGCATGTATCTTAACACCACGCCGCGCCGGGAATTGCAGACCACAACGCCAGAGGGAGCAATGGACCTGTCAAGCCGCATCGTGTCGGGAACCTACCCGTCGCATATTGCGGTGGAAGGTACGTCTTTCCGGCTTGCCCCGGTATTTACCGGCATCACCACAACGGCGACGGCCCTTTACTACAAGCGCCAAGCCGCCATGAGCGCCGACAGCGACACAAACGTGGTTCTTGACGCTTACCCCTACCTGTACCTTTACGGCGCCCTAGAGGCCTTGTTTAGCTTCAAGGAAGACGACAACAACGCCGACCGCTACGGCCAGAAGTTCGGGGCTTTAATTGAAGACATCAACACCCGCGATGCGAAGGACGTGACAAGCGGCCCGCTGCAAGGCACGCCGTATCAGGGCGGCGTGGTCTAGTGAATTTCCCGATAGGCGGCATCCCGGCAACCCTTGGGGCTTATCTGCAAGAGCTAGAGGACCGGGTGGCGGAACTGGAAGACCCTAAGTCACCCAAGGCCCCCTACGCCTGCGCGCAAGCTGATTTGCCTAGCCCCGCAACCTACATCAATGCCGTTGTCTACGTGACCGACGTAAAGCGCTTGGCGCACTCGGACGGTACGAACTGGAAGCGGGCTGACACCGGAGCGAACCTCTAATGGCCTTGAAATATTCCACCACGCTCCGCAACGCCCAGCTTGACGCCGTAACTACGGCGGTCGGCACGTCGGGCATCCTGCGGATCTACAGCGGGTCACGCCCGGCCAACGTCGCGGCGGCTATTTCCGGCACGTTGCTTGCCGAATGTGTCTGCAACGCCTCAGCCTTTGCGGCGGCGGCTTCGGGCGGCGTGCTTACGGCCAACGCCATTGCCGACGATTCCAGCGCTAACGCGAGCGGCACGGCAAGCCACTACCGGCTTTTCAGGTCAGACGGCACTACAGCGGTCATTGACGGCGATGTATCCACCTCGGGCGCTGACCTGAACCTTGACAACACGTCGATAAATTCTGGTCAGGTGGTCAGCATTACCAGCTTCACCATTACCGCTGGGAACGCCTAAATGGGCGACAACGTCGGCTATACACCGGGATCGGGCGCAAAGGTCGCAGCCCGCGACGTCACCTATTCAGGCGAGGCTGCACTGGCGCAGTCGGTCGGTTTGGTTACGTTCTCAGGCGAAGATGACGCGAAAGTTGCAACCGACGTCAGTGTTGACAACGGCTTTCCGGTTCAAGCGGTGGGCGAGTTGATCGAGGTGCTACAGGCCACTCGCTCGCTACTGCAATCCCTAAGCCGTAGCATCGGCCTGGTAATGCCCGACACCGCAAACCGGATGCGCGTGGCGATTGGCGCGATTGATGCGTCATTGACTTTGGCAACCGTTACGACGGTTGGCACGGTTACGACGCTCTCGACCATGACCAATCAGACCAACATAGGCGGCAACCCGGCCTTTGAACAAATCCCGGCCTTGATGCGCGTTGCGGCGGACGGCCTTCGGAACAGGATTAACGTCACATGACGACAACGGTTGGCGTTCGTAAGATACTGGACCTGAAGCGCTGGGAATTTTGCGCCCCGCTTCCGACTTCGACGGTTGCGGCCTCGTTTGTCGTGTCCTCGCGCCACTATCGCCAACAGCAGCTCTATATGGTGAGCAACACGGTTGCTTATCTGTACCAGCCGAATGAAGACGCTTTTGTTCAGTTGGCTTCCCCGGCCCTTGGCGGAACCTTCGGCGCGGGCGCTTGCGGTGCGGCGGCGGGGTTCTCGACAGGCTCGACGGTGGGCGCGGCGTCCCTGACGGCGACGGGCGGCACGACTTCGACTATCATCACGAACCAGACCTTGGCGCGCGATCTACGCGGCTACAGCGTGCAGATTTTGGCAGGCCCTAACGCCGGGGTAACCCTGCCAATCGTTTCCAATACGATCAGCTCGAACGCGACCATCACCGTTGCGGTTCAAGCTTCGGCGTTCTCCGCGTCAACGGTTTATCGCCTGATGACCCCGGTCTGGTACGTGCTGAGTGCAGGTACGTTGGCCTCGGGCATTTTTAAGAAATACTGCTTTGCGACCAATAGCTGGGTGACGCTAACGCAAACCGGCCTCCCGGCCACAATCAGCACGGATAGCAAGCTGATCTCTACGCCAAGCTGGATTGACACCGGATTCAACACGTTTGCGACCGGCACCGCCACAAGTGCGACCGGCACGACGCTTGTCAACTCCGCTAAGGCGTGGACGACGAACCAGTGGGCTAACTCGCAAGTTCGGATTACGGGCGGGACGGGCGCGGGGCAAATCCGCATTATCACGTCAAACACCGGCACGACGCTCACGGTTCCAACCTGGACCATCACGCCTGACGCAACCTCGGTCTATGCCATCGAAGGCAACGACGACTATCTCTATTACATCGGCTCCAACGTAGCCACGACCTACCGTTATTCGATCACGTCCAACACTTGGACCACACTGGCGCCCACGGCGGCGCGTGCAGCCGCGCCCACGACCGGCATGTCGGGGCATTGGGTTTGGGGATCGACCGAAACGGATTGGACCGCCGAAAACGCTATCAAGAACGGGCGCTACATCTACTCGTTCCGTGGCGGCGCTGGTATGGTGCTGGACGCCTACGACATCGCGCTAAATACGTGGGTGTCGGGCATCACGGTAAGCCCGGCGGCGGAAACCTTCACGACCGGCTCGAAATACGCTTACAGCGGGAACTATCTGTATATCCAGAAGGACGCGACGGGCCGCTGGTTCCGTTACAACTTTGCCACGCAGGAACTGGATGGATGGTCAACCATGACCTACACCCAAGGCGCGGCGGTTCTAGGTGATACGGCCTTTGACGTGACCTATCACGACGGCGCGACGGACGTTGTTTATATTCAGATGTTCCTGAACACCTCGACGGTTAATCTGCGTCAGATGGTCGTCTGACCGCCGCTTAGGGGGTCCTTGCCATGTTTCTGACGCTCCTACGCGCCGCCGTTGCCGGGGCCATCATTGGCACCGCCGCGCAAACGCAAGCGCCGGACGTCGGGGCGGCTTCGGGTGCGGTTCTCGTTACGGCGACCGCTTCCGCAACCCAAGCGGCGGACACCGGATCGGCAAGCGGTGCGGTTCGCATCACCGCCACGGCTTCGCAAAGCCAAGCTGATAACACCGGGGCCATTAGCGGCGCGGTACGCGTTACCGGCGCCACAGCGGTCACGCAGGCCGATGACACCGGGGATGCAACGGGTTCTGCCCCGCTTGCGCCCATCGTCGGCACGGCAAGTTCTACGCAAGGGCCGGACACCGGATCGGCAACTGCCCTGCTTACCGGATGGGCGCCGGTTGCACCGCCTTCGACTACATGGACGCCGGTATCCGACCCGTCCGCTGCGGATTGGGCGGGTGTTTCGGGGCCTTCTGGCGATTGGTCCCCCGTCACCGGCCCGTCAACCGCTTGGACCGCCGTAACGCCGCCCGTCACGGTATGGAGCTAACCTAATGCCATCCAGCTACACAACCAGCCTGCGGTTTGAAGCCCAGCTCACCGGGGAGAACCTGAACACTTGGGGCGCGCTGCTCTCCAACACGCTCGCGCGGGTTGACGATGCGATTGCGGGCTATCTCTCGATTGCCATCACCGGCAACTACTCGATCACGGCGGCAAACACGAACGCCAGCGCCGATGAGGCTCGCCGGGCTCACTTGAAGTTCACCGGCACGTTGGCGAGCAATGCGACAATCACCATTCCAAGCGTGTCAAAGGCGTATTGGATATGGAACGCCACGAATAGAACGCTAACCATTACGACCGGCTCTGGTTCCACCTACGCCATTGAGGCGGGTGACAAGCTTCCGGTTTGGTGCGACGGAACCAATGTCAACGGGCTGGCCTATGGGTCCTATACCCTGAAAGAGTACATCGCCGCGCAGGTTCTGGCGTCCTCGACGTCTTATCCGTCCATTGTCGGGAACGCGGGCAAGTACCTCTACACCGATGCGGCCTCGGCCTATTGGCGCCAGCCTGCCACCTCCGACCTTTCCGATTATCAAACCGCAATCGTTGGCCTACAGGTCGCGATGGCCGTTGCGCTTTAGGAGCCTTGACCGATGCCCACAACTCCCAACAGCATTATCACGCCGCAAACCGCGATTAGCCGAACGGCTATCCTGACGACCGCTGACATCGCATGGAACGCGCCCGTCAACGTCGTTAACCTGTTGCTTGCGGCGGATAACGTCAACGGCTTCCGGGGAACCAGGCTTTACGCCATCCCGCGCGTGGCTATCGCTACGGCGAACAACATCGCGCTCTATGAGTACACCGGCACGACCTACACGCTGATCGATAGCGCCCTGATGGCCGTCAGTACCCCGACCGCCTCGGTTGCCAACGCCAAGACCGACTTTGGCTATTCGGAAGACGTGCCGCTTATCGTGCGCGCCGGTTATGGCCTTGTTGCCGCTTGTGGCCTTTCGGCGGCTAACGGCATCGTCGTAAAGCTAGAGGGCGGCTTGCTCTAATGGCAACCGGGCAAAAGCTTCGGGGTTTTGTCGGGCAGGGGATGAGCGGCTTGCGTAAAGCCAAGTCGCCGCTGTCTTACGTTTATTCGCCGGGCTCTTACACCTTCCGCCCGACCAAACCCGGCTGGTATCGGTTTGTGGTTTGGGGCGCGGGCGGCGCGGGAAACGCGACTGGCGCGGCTTCCGGTGGCGGCTTGGTTATTGCTGACCGGGTGCTTTCTGTGGGCCAGTCGGCTGCAATTGTTGTTGCCGCAACAGGCGGCGCGCAGTCGTCGGTGACGTTTCCAGACGGGTCGATAATCACGGCAACCAGCGGCGTTGATGGGTTGGCTTCACCGGGTGGCGTAGGTTCAGGCAACGCACAGCTTGGCGACATTACGGCCAGCGGTGGAGCCTCCACGATTTTCGGAACGGCGGGCGCGGGCGCATCGTCGGGCGTCTATGTTGGCGGATCAGGTGGGGGTACTGGTCCGGGCGCTGGCATTGCGGGAACCTCTTTTTCTGGTTCTGGCCTCTGCATCGTTCACCAGACCCGGCTGCGACCGTGAAAATAGCGCTTGAAGTTCCCCCCGGCCTAAACACGGATGACACCGCCTATGCGGCATCACCGGCATGGGCGGACGGGTCCAACATGCGCTTTCGCCTTGGTCGCCCGCAAACGATCGGCGGCTGGGAAGGTATCATCGCCACGGCCCTGACCGGCGTTTGCCGAACCGTGTTTAACTGGACCGATAACAACAACACCCTGAACATCGCGTTCGGCACGCATAGCGCCCTTCAACTGTATCAGGGCGGCTCGCTCTACACGATAACCCCGTCAAGCGGCTTTACGGCTGGCCAGATCGACGGCACCGGCTCGACGGGCTGGGGAACCGGGGCCTATGGAATAGGCGATTACGGCGAGCCTTCCGCAACTGACTATTTCCCGCTCACGTGGTCATTCGGCGCTTACGGTCAAACCCTGATCGCCAACCCGCGCGGGCAGGGCATCTTTCAGTGGTCAAACAACACGGCCAACGTCGCGGTGACCGTCACCAATGCCCCCGCCGTTGTCACCTATTGCGGCGTTGCGCCTACCCGGCAAATCTTCGCGTTCGGGTGCAGTGAGGAAGTCGGCGGGGCATTTAATCCGCTGTGTATCCGTCATTCCAGCATTGCCGATGCGACGGATTGGACCACGACAAGTTCCTCGGCTTCTACGGCGCGAGAGTACGTGCTTCCGGGTGGCGGGCGCATTGTAGCCGCTCGATTGGTAGGGCGTAACTGGCTGGTATGGACCAATCACGGCCTTTGGGTCGGCACCTATTACGGCCAGATCGGTCGTGTGTGGTCATTCGATAAGGTGGGCGACAAGTGCGGCTTGATCGGCCCTAACGCGGCGGCGGTGCTAGGCTCTACGGCCTATTGGGTAAGCCCTGACAGGCAGTTTCATAGCTACAGCCTCGGCGGCGTGGTCATGCCGATTGCCTGCCCGGTTCGGGAAGAGTTTGGCGACAATCTGGCGTCGTCTCAGGGTGATAAAGTCGTCGCTTCGTCCATTGCCGAATATGGCGAGATCAGATGGGATTATCCCGACAGTCGCGACGGGTACGAAAACAGCCGATACGTTGCCTTGGCCGTTGAAGGAAACGACGCGGGAAACTGGTACAAGGGCGAGATGGCGCGAACCGCTATGGTTGACGCCGGGCCTTCGTCCTACCCCATCGGCGTGACCTATGGCGGGATGACCTACTTTCACGAAAAGGGCAATTCGGCGGACGGTGGAATCCTGACCTCGTTCATCGAAACCGCCGACATTTACCTCGATGAAAACCTTGTTTTCCTGACCCGTTCCGTCTGGCCCGACATTGCCGATCAGGTGGGTCCGGTAGCGTTGACCATGACCACGCGCTTCTACGCGCAAGGCGATGCTACGGCGTCCGCGACTTACTCTGTGGCGCCGGGACAGGATACGGTGGACTTCAAAACCAAGGGCCGGTTGTTTCGGTTCAAGTTTGCCGGGGCAAGTGCGCCGTCGTATTTCCGCATTGGGCGCATCCTGGTAGATGGCAAGCCGGGCGGGCGCAAATAGTGTGGGCGCAATGCCGCGACTGGCTTGTGCCGATCATGGTGGATACGACCGAGGCTGAGGTATTGGCCGACCTAGAAGCCAATCGCGCGCAGCTATGGATGGGCGATGGCGCGGCGATGGTGCTGCAACTGCTAACCCCGCCGCCGACTTTGCATATCTGGTTGGCCGGTGGTGAACTAGGCGGGCTTCTCGACATGCGCGGCGGAATGGAAGCTTGGGCTAGATCGCAAGGTTGTGAAGCCGTGACGATTAATGGCCGACGCGGCTGGGACCGGGTGTTAAAACCCTACGGATATGAGCCTGACGGCGAAGAACTACGGAAGGCGTTGAAGTGAAGAAAAAGAGCAAGCAAACCACGAACCAAAACACCACGGCCACCATGACGCCGACAAACCCGCAATGGGTTACGGATAGCGTTCAGGGCCTTGGTGGCAGGATTACCGACACTTTTAAGGGTCTAGACCCTTACAGCCTTGTTCCGGGGGCCGATCCCCTGCAAACGCAGGCGGCAACCAGTGCGGCGGGGCTTACCACGTCTCCGAACTACGGGCGGGCGACCGACATCCTTGGCCGCGTGGCCGGGGCGGGTCCGTCAACCGTTCAAGCGGGTGATATTCAAGGCGGTATTGCCGGGTTCATGAATCCGTACATGAAGGACGTGGTTGACACCTCGCTTGCCGATTACAACCAAGGGGCAGGCTACACGCGCGCCGAAAACAAGCTGGCCCTAGCTGGTGACACGACGTTCGGCGGTTCGGGCGGGGCAATCCAAACCATGCTCTCGAATGACGCTCTGGATCGCGGGCGCGGTACATTGGCGGCGGGCTTGCGTTCGGGTGCTTATGACCGTGCGGCATCGCTGGCGGCGCAACAGGCGAACATGAACCAGCAGGCCAGCCTCGCAAGCGGCCAATTCAACGAACAGGCCCTGTCGCGCCAAGGAGACGCCGCTACGGGCATGGCAAGCATTGCCGGGGCTCAAGGGGCTGACAGCCGCGCTAACATCGGCACGCAAGCCGACATCGGAGCCATCCTGCGTCAGATTGCAGCGGCTCGCGCGGGCGCGCCTATTGGAGCGCTTGGGGCGGAAAGCGGCCTGATTGGTGGCCTGCCTCTAGACATGTTCCGAGGCTCCAACGCGACCGGCTCGCTAAGTGGCACGACCAAAACCACACAGAGCGGTATGGACATTGGGCAACTTCTGCAAATGGCGGCGGGCGCGGGTCTAATGTTTGCTCCAGGCGGGCAAGCGGCAGGTGGTGCTTTGCTTGCTGGCGGCGCGAAAGGTTAAATCAATGGGCATTTTCGGCGGCGTTGGTCGCGCTCTTAGCAAACCGGGCGCGGATGGTTTGTCACTTGGCGAACGACTTGCCATCTTTGCAACTGCGGCAGGCGGTGACATTGGGTCGGCTATGGCTATCCGCAATGCCCCGGCACAACGGGCGCAACTTGCCCAACGGGATGCTTTCGGTAGGCAACTGGCGGGGATGCTTGGCCCTCAGTACGCCGAAACCCAAGGCGCGGGCGCGGCTATTCAAGCCCCGTCAATGCCGGGAATGCCGCAAGCCGAAGCCGCCCCTGAATATCAATGGCAAGCGCCGCAGCGCATCTCGGACGGACTAAACATCAATAGTCCCGAGTTGGGTGCGTTAATGTTGCAGGCTCAAAATGCCAAGTACGACATGAGCGGGCTCATGGACGTATTGAAAGCGCAAAAGCCGGACATTGCGTTTACGCCGTCAAATGAAGCGTATGACAAAGGAACGGGACGCCTGACGGGCATGGTTGCGCCGAAGACTGGCGAGGGCCAAACCTTGCGCCGAGACGCATTGGGCGGCATTGCGGGTATTGAAAACGCGCCAAATTACACCCGCGCGTTGATGGAATCCGAAGCCGCCAAAACGATGGGGCAGGAAACCGCCAAGGCCGGGTTTGATATGGTGGAAGTCAAGATAGGCGGGCAGGTAGCGCAGCTACCGCGTTCGGTCGCGCTTCCGCTTATTACGGCGGCGTTTGGCAGAGACTATCCTAACGGCCTGCCGGAGAATTTTGGGCGCACTGTTGCACCCGAAGTGCAAACCTACAGAACCGACGCGGCCAAGGCGCAAGTCGAGCGGGACTTCACGCGGCCCAAGGCGCAAGCCGCATTGTCTGCAATGGACGCCAAAACGAAGGTTGTTGACGACGCCATCAACCGTGTGTTGGGCATTAATGTTGACCCGCGCACCGGCAAAGCCGTTCAAGGGCCATCTATGGTTAGTGGCTGGACTACGGGTGCGGGGTCGGTGCTTGCCGGGATTCCAGGTTCCCCGGCTAAGGATTTGCAGGCGGCAATTGAAACCATCAAGGCCAATATCGGCTTTGATGAACTGCAAACCATGCGCGACAACTCACCGACAGGCGGGGCGTTGGGGCAAGTGGCCGTGCAGGAACTTGAAGCGTTGCGCGCCACGCTTTCAAGCCTTGACCAAGCGCAGTCGCCCGAACAGGTTGTGGCATCCCTGAAGCGGATTCAGGAAATTAGACGCGATTCAGCGGCCCGTCGCCGGGAAGCCTTTGACGCCACATATGGCAACCCATCGGGCGGCGCTCCCGTTGCGCCAGCCCCCGTTGCGCCAGCCCCCGCACAACGCGTCCGCAATAAAGTCTACCAAACTCCGCGCGGACCTTTGGTCTGGACGGGCACGGGATGGATGCAACCGTAATGCGCGAGATGACAGACGCCGAAGTGTTTGGCAGCCCCGTTCGCGTGCCCCAAACGGGCGCGCCGCGCGTGCCAAGGGGCATCCGCAACAACAACCCCGGCAACATCGAAGACGGCCCTTTTGCGCGCTCACAGCCGGGCTACAAGGGCAGTGATGGGCGGTTTGCCATCTATGAGACCCCCGAGGCCGGAACCGCCGCTAAAACGGCTCTGCTGGGCTCCTATGGCCGCAAGGGGATCAACACCGTTGAAGGTGTCGTGAACCGTTGGGCGCCACCGTCCGAAAACGACAGCAATTCTTACGCGCAATTTGTATCGCAGAAGCTGGGCGTTGATCCTCGCGCACCGTTGGACATGAACGACCCGCGCGTCCTTTCGGAGCTATCGTCGGCAATAGCGCAACGCGAAAATGGTGTTGCGGCGCCATCGTCAATGCCGGGCGTTGAAATGTCTGAATCCGAAGTGTTCGGAAAGCCCAAGCCCCCGCCGTTTCCGGGTCAACCGGGTGCGGTTCCCATCCCTCAAATGGGGCCGGGCGTTACGATGGAACGCGCTCCCAATCCAAACGCCATGCCAAAAGCTGACGTGCTGGGCGAGGCGTGGAGCGGCTTCACGCAGCCATTCCGCGACATTGGCGCAAACTTCACGGAAGGCGTGGCAGACGCTAACCGTAAACTGGCAAACCCGGCTTCTACGTTGCCGACCAGCCTTGGCGGGTTCGTCAAGGATCAGGTCAGGGGCATTGCAGACAGCGCAAACATTCCACTCAGCGCGTTGGGTTTGTTTGGTGCGCCGGTTCAAGCCGTTGTACGTCCGATTTCGGCGGCGGGTGCGCGGGCGGGCCTAAAGCCGTCCGTTGGCGGCGATCTGACCCTCAAAGACGGAAAACTAGCCGTCACCCCGTATCGCCAAACCAGCGGACGCGAGGCGCAAGCAGTTATTGAAGGCAACCTAAACACGGCGCTGTCTGGTGCGCGGCCTGCCGGGCCTGCTGCGCCTCCAAGATTGTCAGTCAAAGACCCTGAAGCGCTTGTGACGGCGCTTCAAACCCAAAAGACGGCAGCTTATGCTCGAGTGAAGGCTCTCGGCGGGGCTTATGACGGGAAGTCAGCGGCGCAACTTCGCAGCTCGATTACAACCGACCTTATTGCGGAGGGGTTGGACGCCGCCGCGCATCCCGGCGCGTTCTCGGTTGTGAAGCGTTTGGATGACGTGTTAACCGGAAAGCAGCCAATCACGCTGGACGAGCTGGATAAGCTGCGTCAAGTCGCGTGGCGCAACGCGGCTGGGCTCAAAGGCCCAGACAAGGGCGCAGAGCGTTATTTTGGCAGCAAAATTATAGATAAGATTGACGATTTTATCGAAAACGCCCAGCCGTTCCAAACGCTTGGCGGAAATCCCGCCGAACTAAACGCCGCGATTAAAGAAGCCCGCGCGGCCAATCAGCGTTATCGCAACACGCAAATTGTTGCGGACAAGGTGGATTCAGCAGAACTTCGCGCATCAACCACTTACGCGGGCGGAAACAAAGCCAACGCGGTGCGTGAAAACGTTCGGCCTTTGGTGGATCGTACTAGCGCCCAACGGATGCGCGGCCTGACCAAGCCGCAAGAAAAAGCAGTTCGGCAAGTTGCAACCGGAACCCCAGCGGCCAATACCGCAAGATTGGTCGGCAAGCTGGCCGATCCTCGCGGGCTTCTTGGAATGGGATTTCAAGCCGCGCTTCAGACGGTGCTTGGCCCGGCGTCGGGCGGTTTGTCGGGCATTGCCATTCCTTTGGGAGCCGCCGCCAGCGAGGCCAGCAATGCGGCCACAATGGCGAGCGTAAAAAAGCTGCTCGACCTGTTTGCTAACGGCCCAAGGCCGGGTCTTTCGGCTGCACCTGGAATTGCTGGCCCTTACGCGCCCTTGGCTTTGCCTTCGCGGGTTGCCGGGTCAGGCGCGTTGATTGCCCCTCTACCTCAGGTCCAGCGACCCACCGCAAAGCCAAAAGCCACCGTGAAACGATAGGAAACGCGGCGGCTCCATAAACCATTGCGACAACTTCGGGCCAGCTATCGGACTGCGCGGCAACTGCTGCAAAGCCTGATGTGTAAAGCGCCCACCAGAAGACCGCTGACCAACGAATGACAAGGCGGTCAGTCACAACGTCAAATTCCGCGTCCACGACGTCGGGTAATTCCATCCCCCTATCGTACACGAGGCACAAGCCATGTCCACCGGCACAATCACCGGCCAGTATCGGGTGGCTGCAATGCGTGGGTTTGACTAAATGAACCTCGGCCTAGGCTTGTCGCTGTCATCGGCCCGCGCTGCAAGTGGCGGAGGTGCGTCCTACAGCGCAGAGGCTACGGCCCTGTTCGCGCGCATGTCTACCCAACCGGACGATACGCGCAAGGCGTTGATCAATACGTTCATCGTCGGCCTGACCACGGCAAGCCTCTGGACCAAACTGGACGCGCTCTATGTGTTTGCGGCGGGTGATACACAAGCGGCGCTGCTAAACTGGAAGGGCGCGACCTTTGACGCCTCTGAGGTTGGCTCGCCAGTGTTTACCGCTGATAGGGGCTACGCCTCCGCAGCAGGTGCTTACATCGACAGCAACATGGCGCAAAACGTCGGCGGAACGCAATACACCCAAAATGCCGCAGTCTTTGGATGTTATAACAACGTCGCCGGGACTGATGGCCAATACCTCATGGGCCTTGTGACCAACGGCTCGACGCGGGTTATTCCGAAGACGGCGCTGGGCGGCGGCAACTGGCGGCAGAACACTGGCACGACGGTCACGATTCCTGACGGGACCGTGGCGTCGCGCGTGGGGGCCTGGTCCGTGGTGCGTGAAAATTCCACCACGCAGACGATCCGCCAGAATGGCGCTCAGATACACAGCGGCGCCGCAAATTCCACCGCGCTGATCGCGGAAGACTTTGTGTTCCTGCGGGCCTCGGGCGCGGACGGTTCGGGCCGGGTGGCAACGGGGATTATCGGTGCAATGACGGGCGCGGAGGAAGCAACTTATCGCGGCCTTGAACTGACCTTCTTAACCGCCATTGGGGCCAACTGATGAACCTTGGCTTAGGGCTGTCGCTATCTAGCGCAAGAACGGTAAGCGCACCAACGGCAGAGCCGTCGCTAATTACGTCGCTTGACTTCGGACGCCTTACGCGTGCGGGCGCTGGTGGAACGCCTATTGCCACGAGCGGCAGCGCCATCACGTCAGCCTCAATCAACAGCGGCACCAATTCTAACCATTGGCAGATCACCTCGGCGGGCATCATCACGCCTAGCGCCACGGGTGTTACTGCTGGCTTGTCGGCATCCTACACGCTCAACGTCACGGCCACCAACGCCACCGGCCCGACAACGGGTTCCATCACAATCAACACCGAGGCCAACGCCTACGACATCACGGGCGCGGATATAACAGCCGGTAACGCAGAACTAACAGCGGTCACGACGCACCTTGGGACGGGCGTTGCTGTGGCCACAAATATTTACATGCGCGCCGGAACGCAGTTGAGCTTCACGACCACGACCGAAGCCTCTTGGTTCAAGAACAAGGCGCACACGGCGGAAGTCACGTTCCAGGGTCGCACGACAATCGACAATAACCCGCCAGTTTTGGACTGCGCGGCGGACGTGTTTGGTTCGGCATGGAACAACTTCCGCTTTAAGAACATGAAGTGGAATCTGCGTTTCCTCCGCGAGACGATGGGCGACACGACCTATGCCGTCCGGCTTTCCAGCACCATCGGAAAGATTGTCTGGGAAGATTGCGACATCGCGGGCGATTGCCTCACATTAGAGCCTGGACAGCATTACAAAGGGTTTTTTGGCATTAGCAATTCCGGCACGACCAACGTCGCGGCGGCTGATATTCAAATTTTGGGCGGGCGCATCCACGGCCTTTGGCGCTCGGTCAACGCGGCCCGGTTTACATCTCCGGTAGGTGGACCATGCCTGCGCTTCAAGATGAACGATGTAGACGTTTACGATATGGGCCTTGACGGGCTATACATCGCAAATGAGTGGACCAACATCGAGGTAACAAACAACTATTTTCACAGCCCATATATCAACAAAAAACGTCTTTTCTTGTCGGACTCGCAAGATGATGTTTATGTCCGCAACACGGCATGGACCGGCGCGGCAGATGGCAAAAAACTGTTTATGGTCTGGGCGGGTCAATTCCGCTCCGTGGCCGGGTCGGCAGATTGCCTCTACATGCAAGGGGCGACGGGATCGCCGCGCGTCAAGCTAGTGCGGGATGCGACGGGAAATATCGTCTTCACGGCTGCGGATTCGAGTGGATCAAACGTCATTACCATGACCTCGGCCAGCACCTACAGCGGCGGATCTTTCAAGATGGTGGTGGCCGTGTCGGTTGATACCGATGGCACGTCCCGCATGTATATCTGGAAAGAACAAAACGGCGGGGGCGGTTCGTGGTCATCGGCGGCAAGTGCGGCGTCGTCAGGCTCAACCATAAACCTGAATAGTGGAGGCGTCTCCCTTGGTGGAACGCCGACAAAAACCGAGAAATTCCACGGCTACTATAACCGCCTGTTCATATGGTACGGCATCGCGCCGGACATCACGTCAACGACGGTTCAAAACTACATCATCGACAGTTCCAACGGACGCGACACGGACGTCGCCACGTTAATTGCGGCTTACGGAACCCCGATTCTGCAACAGGAAGGTGATACAGCTTACTGGAACTCTCTCTCATCTGCGGTTGGGACCGGGGGCGATTGGGATGACGTAGGGCAGGTGGAAATTGACCACGGTGACTTGATCCAGACAGCAGCCAACGCCACGGTGAACGGCTGGACGTTTACGGATAACGTCCTTTCGTCCGGCTTTGATGTTTCCAGCCAGTACGCCCGCGCAACTGATCCAGACGGACTCTATGAACAATATTACGAAATGCAGGGCCTGTTCATGGAGGACATCAACACCGGCAATTACATGACCGGCGCGGTGATAGACCGCAACATCATCATGTGCGCGTCAGGCTGGGCTATCGCGCCCTACAACGGCAAAGACTGCTTTATCCGGGATAACGTCGTTTTTGTGCCCGATGAGTGGGGCTATGACGTTTCCAACTATCCGACAGTCCGCATCTTGGAGCATGGTTCCGCGCCCAACACCGGGGGCAACACCGTAACCAACAACTGGGCATATTCCTACACACTAACAGTCGGATCAACGGGTACAGCTAACACCACGACACCGGCCAACAAAGGCGATGGCGTGACCCCTGCAAACTACAGCAGTCACATGGCGGCGGGTGCGGCTCCTACTACAAAAGCTGAAATACTGGCCTTTGTTGCAGGGGCGATTTGATGACCCAGCCATCCCACGCCACCCCGCACAAGAGAACCGCACCATGAGCGCTGAATCCTGGGTAGCCATTGCCGCCCTGACATTTGTCGTCGTTGTCCAAGCGGGCGCATCAATCTGGTGGGCGGCTACGGTCAATTCCAAGGTCGCGGCGTTGGAAGCAGCGGCCAAAAGCCACGGTGACCTACGCGACATTGTGATTGAGATGCGTACCGAGATGCGGGGATTTCAAGGCGTCATCCGGGATTTAGCCGAGGGTATCAAAGACCTTCGCCGTCCAGCCCGGCGCGGGCAAGAGGGGTAACGTCCCGATGGGCAAGGTGTTCCGCGATCTATTCACCGGCACGGATGGCAAGACCTTTGCCATCGGGCGGATTGCATCGGTCCCCACGCTCTTTTCCGGCCTTGGCCTTCCCCTTGGCGCTTTGGCAATGGGCCAGACGCTGGACTTCGCGGCCCTTGGCGTCTTCTACGGCGGCGTTGCTGGTGGCGTTGCGGCGCTTATTGGCTTAACATCACATACAGAACCCAAGAGTGGCGAATGAAATACGCACTTGGCCCGAAATCGCTTGCCAAGCTGGACGGCGTGCATCCGGATCTAGTCAAGGTGGTCAAGCGCGCCATAACCCTCACCCGGCAGGACTTCATGGTTCTGGAAGGTGTCAGGACACCCGCCCGCCAAGCTGAATTGTACGCGCAAGGCCGCACAAAGCCCGGCCCCAAGGTCACATGGACGATGACATCCAATCACTTCCGCAAGGCGGACGGCTACGGCTATGCGGTTGATCTCTGTCCCTTCCCGGTAGACTGGAACACGGCGTCGAAGTTTGACGACATTGCAGACGCGATGGAAAAAGCGGCTAAGGCGGAAGGCGTTGCAATCCGGTCAGGTATGGATTGGGACCGCGACGGCAAGCGCCGTGAGGTTCGGGAGACGGATTCGCCTCACTTTGAGTTGGCCCGTTGATCGATAACACCCTTCCGATGGTCGCAGCGGTCCTGCACCGTGCCTATCGGGAGAACCGCCGCGCCTACGTCGAGGAAGCGTCACGGTTGATCCCTACAATGTCACCGTGGCCCAAGCGGCGAAGTTCCAAACGTAGACCCATTCCCGGCGTCATTGACGCACCTACGGACAGCGAGGGCTAGTGCCTACACCTGCACGAACGGACGAGGGGCCGCGTTCGCGCCGCTCCGTCAAAGAGCGCATCGAGGCCAAACTACGCCAAGGCCATAGGCCAAGAGGCATGACGGGCAATGGCAACGGGGCCGTTGCGGAAGCGGCGTTAGAGGCGGTTGCAGAGGGCGAGTTTGCCACGACCGCCGCGTTCAAGTCGGCCATGCTGGACTTGCCGCCGGAATGGGAACCGGATTGGTCCCTATACAGGGCGCAACGCTACCAGCAGCCCGTTCCACTGTCGGTGCTGACACCGGCCCTAGAACCCTTCCCGATGGCCCCTAGCGGCACGCCACAGCGTATCCTAGTCATCGGCGACCTACACAATGACCCGCGCCACGAACATCGCCTGAAGGTGCTAACGTGGGCGGCGCGCATGGCAAGCGAACACCGCTACGACCGCATCATCCAGGTTGGCGATTGGTCAACCTTTGACAGCGTGAACCAGCACGACGACAACGCCACGGTGGCCGCAAGGTCCAAGCCATCGGTGAAGGTCGATCTGGAAAACCTCACCCAATCGCATCAGGCCTTCCGACGCGGGATGGCGGAAGACTATCGCCCCAAGCTCGACTTTCTGCTAGGCAATCACGAGAACAGGCTAGAGCGGTTTGAAAATGCCAACCCGGAAAGCGTCGGAACCTTCACCCTCGCAAGGGATGAAACCTTTGCACAATTCGGCTGGCGGTCACGACCTTATGGCGAACTGTTCTATGTGGAAGGTGTCGCTTTCACCCACCATCCCACTAATGGCGCTGGCCGCGCTTATGGCGGCAAAACCGGCCCGCAACGGGCAGCAAACGAAAGCACCGTCCCTGTAGTCAGCGGTCACACTCACAGACGCCAAGTGCATGATAGCCCGAAGATCGGCCCGGTTGACGTCATTAGCATGGTCGAGGTCGGATGCGGCCTTCTCTGGGGCGAAGTCGAATCCTACGCACGTCACGGCCTGACGGGCTGGTGGCACGGCCTAGTGCCGATGACAGTGCAAGGCGGGGTCATCACCGATCTTGAGTTCAAGTCAATGCTGACAATCCGTGACCGTTACAGCGATGACGGCGCTGACGTGAGGTCATAGGGCTTGGCGGGAAGCTGCGGCGTGTATGCGCCCTTACGGGTAGCATAAACCCAACGGCGAACCAGTGGGCGTTGGCGCGAACCCGCAGCCCAAACACCCTAGCGCATATCACTGGATTGGTGTAGGGTTTTCTTGCTGCGGCGGTGGTGACACGGCCCATTGGTCCGCCGCTGGGTCGATGCTACCCGCAAGGCCGCATCCCCGCCGCAGCGGCTTAGGGCTTGGCGTCATCCAAAAACAACAGCCCTTCCGCTATTGCCTCGATTTCCGGTTTCGCAGACTGAATAGCGTCCTGCATCTCGTTGAGCGCAATCCGGCGCGTAAAAGGGTCTGACATGCGCTCCGCGTCGTTTGACATCAACAGGATCGCCACAAGCATTTCAGCCTTGCGGGTCGTCGTCGGCGGGTCAGCTAGGGCCATCCAATCCATTCGCGATAGTACCGCGCGTTTTTCGTTGCGAGCAACAAAAAAACTTTGTAACATAAACTGTTCATCGGGGCTGCAAGCCCGATGGCCGGGATCGGTTGCCAACCGATTTTAGGCGGGTACCAACCGTCCAAGGGACGTTTCTGTGGCATCCCAAGGCCCTTTCTTTTTTCAAGCACCGCGCCGCCCTTATGGCGGCGCACCTTTGGGCTTTTCCTCTGCCGCAGCGCCCGTTATTGGAGCCCACATGCTTCCCATTCCCCTAACCCCCCGCCTTATCCTAACCGGAATAGCCGCTACAACCCTTCTAGCGACCGTGGGCGGGTTATACTGGAAGGGTAGACACGATGCCGCCGAACGGGCCAAGGCCGCTGTAGAGGCATCCCAAGCCGCCCAGCGTCAAGCCGAAGTCACCACGACCGCGCTGGATGAACATTCCACCCGCACCGTGATTATCAGAGAGCGCCAAGATGCAGCCGTCCAGATCATCCAAGCCGCGCCGGGTTCTGATAGCCCGGTCCCTCCTCTTGTGCTCGATGCTTGGCGTCGTGGGTTGCTCAACGATTCAGGCACCGCCGACCCCGATAGTCCCGCAAGCGTTCCGTGAGCCTTGCCGTCGACCCGACCCGTCATCCGTGGCGACCGTGGGCGACCTAGCCAGCTTCTCAGTCCGTCAAGATGCGGCGCTGTCCGTGTGCGATTCTGCCCGGTCAGCCCTTGTCCAGATTATAGATGGAACGCAGGCCCCGAAGCGGAAACGGTTTGGGTTGTTCTAGGGCTTATTGTCTCCTGCAACAATGGCCCGGCATGCAGGGCAAACCGCGCGGTTTCCGGGACCAATTTTCCAGCCTTGTTCTCTAGCTTCTGCCCGCGCGCCGGAAGCATTTCGACCTTGCGGGTTATCGTTCCTGTCGGACCAACAATTATTATACGGCCCGTTGCCGGGCTTGCGCTCGTCGCACATAACTTCGACATACAGCCCCATCACTTCACCCCTGGTTCTGAGGGAGGGGAAGGGAGAGGTTGCCAGTGGGTGAAGTAGTTAGGATTGGCGTGAAAGCGGTCTTTCAATTGGCCGTCGTTAACCCAGCCTTCCTCAACCGCGCCCTCGACCTCTATCTGGCCGCGCGGCAGGCCGTCTTGCCAGCACACGACCTCGCGACATTTGTGGTTGATCGAACCCGCCAAGATCGGCGTCCCATCCCTCGGAGACGTCGCAATATCCCGCCACCCGCTCACTGGTAGGGCTGAGGGTGCGCGGGTGTTCCATGCTCGGAGCTTCAACTCAACCTGTTCACTACGGCTCATGGTGTGGGGTCTCCGATAGAGGTGTCAGTTGCCTCGACCAAACCGCTGTCGAGACCGCAGTAGAGGCAGACCGCGACCTCCCTGGATTGATTTACCGGTTGGGCAACGTCACGCTCGCATGTTCGGCACGTCGCGGCGGTTACTGGCTCATCAGCCAGCCAGCCGAGCGTCCAAGGCCAGCAGGCGACTTGGCGCGCATGAACCAATCGGAGGCTCATGGTGTGGGGTCCTTAGCTTGAATGGCCTTCAGCATTGCGAGGATCAGGGCTAGGGCGGGGGTGGGGGCGTAAGCAGTGTCGAGGTGCTTTGCGCGCCAGTTCACGCCCCATCCATCGCCGCGAAAGCGCTGGAACAGTTCGACTTCGTACTTCGGCAACACCCGCTCGCAGAGGGCCAGAGCGGCGTCGAGGGAGGTGGTGTACAAAGCAGCGTGTGTCGGGTCTTTTTCACCAGCGGGCGGATTGTCTTGAACAAGCGCATACCAGATAGCCCGGTCGATGTGGCGATCCGGCCCCGTCGCCCCCTCCACCCGCTCGATAAGGTCTGTGAGGCTCATGTCGGCTCCTTAGCTTGAAGGGCTCGGGCGGCCATGTCGGCGGCCTCTAAGAAGTGGTCGCACTTAGCGGCCATAGCATAGACCGAACGCATCAGGCCGGGGTCGGCGAAACGCGCTTGGGGGGTGGCCCGTGCGTTCAGATCGGCGGCTAGTTTTTTCGCCTCCGTCGCCTTTTCCCTCAGAGCCTCCACCAGTTCCCGCTTCTCGTCGGCTGCGGCAATGAGCGCGTAAAGCTCGTCGCATGTAATTATGTAGGACATGCCGTCCGTATCGCGTTCCCATTGGGCGACCCGGTTTTTCAATTTCTTCAGGTCTTCATCCATTGGCTAGGTCTCCTGTGAGGTGGGGGAAACTTTTGGCTCGCGCGGCACATCAACCCATTCAAGCGGGAACGTATGTTCCATCTGCCGCTCCAACTCAGCCACTACCTCCCGCAGTCTGGCGTTCTCGGTAGCCTCGTCCGACCCGGCGCGCACAAGGTCGGCAACGTCGGACTTCAGGCGCTCGACTTCGGCCTCTGCGGCAAAAGCGCGGGCTTTCCACGGAGCGTTTTCGGCAACCCTCTGCCCTTGTTCCACAAGGTCTGCCGTGAGGTCGCCACGAATAAACGCCCTCACCTCGTCCCGCTCCTTAGCAAGCTTGGCGTTCAGGGGCGCCAGACCGCCGATGGAGGACCGCAGTCTGGCGTTCTCGGCCTCTGCCTCGGATAGGCGGTCAAGGAGGGACACGCTCGTCACCCCCTTCAGGCGCTCGACCTCGGACGCCAGCTTATCGGCCCGCATCTCTGCCATCATGGTAGCGCTGGTGGCTTCGTCTAAAGAGGCTTTCAGCCCATCAACCGGAGACGGTCGGGAGAGCCATTGATCGGCTTTGGCGAGGGACTCCCTGTCCTTGAAGTTGTCGGGGTCGTAACCGCTATTTGGATGCTTGCGCTTCACTTCGGCCAGATAGCTGTCCAGCACAAGCCAGCTTGACGGATCAATAATCCGCGCCAGTTCCTCTCGTTCGGTCACTTCGTCTATCCCGTAGCTAGAGCGATGGCGGCGTTGATGCGGTTCACCAAATCGCGTGGTTCGCGTTCGTAATCTGAGTGCTCGGAGCCTGCGTATTCGCGATTGTCAGCTTCCTCGCCGATAAACGCCGCCGCCGATCTTAGCGCCTCCAGCATTGCAGGGGCGGCAATGTCGGACTTCAAGCGCTCGACTTCGGCCTTCCACTTATCCGCTCGCATCTCAGCCATCATGGTTGCGCTGGTGGCTTCGGCGAGGGTGGCCTCTGCGGCCTCGGCTCGGGCAACGGCCTCAATCTCGCGCTGAGCAAATTCCAGCGCAGTCTCGGTGGCGTTCTGATGCATATCCACGCCAAACGCATCTTGAAGTTTTTCGCGGGCCTCCATCATCATGCGGAGTTTCTTGTTGTCCTTCAGCGCGTCGTCGCGTTCACCCTCCAGCCGGGTGATGGCGGCTGCGGCTTCTCGCATAGAAGGCAACACGCTGTCGTAAAGCACGCCTTGCGGCTTCGTGTTTTCGATCCACGCCGCCATGTCCGTAAGTTCGGCGGCCAGCGCCTTTATCGGTCTATCGTTTTCCATCGCGAACCTCTTTCGGAACGTAGTGAGGCGAGATCGGCAACGGGCACCGCTTGTTGCATCGGCTCCAATCGTCGCCAGATTTGGCTTTGCATTTGGGGCACGTCACTGTGTCTCTCCCTTGGCTTTGTCGTAGGCGGTGCGAGGCTCTGTTTCCCCGTCGGCGTCGTCCCCGAAGGTTCCGCCTCGCATGTAGTAGCCAAGGGCGCTTTCCAGTCCTCCGGGCACGTCGCCGCTGCCGGTAACTCGCGCGTGCCATCCTGCCCTGAATGCCCGATCCTCAACCGGAGACGGTCGGGAGAGGATTTGGTCGGCTTTGGCGAGGGCTTCGTCTTGCAGTTCTCGAATAAACGCCTGCTCGTCGGCGGGCATGTTGGCATTGAGCATCTCAAACGCCTCCGGATCAATAATCCGCGCCAGTTCCTCTCGGTCATGCATCGGTCGCCCTCCCGTGTTTGATGCCTGCGAGGGCCATGCCAACGCTGCTGAAACGGTCAAACATTCCCGCGCGATATTCTGCCGAAACTCGCTCGTTCGCGCTGATAAACTTAATTGCGATTTCCCTCGCCGCCAGCAGGTCAGGGTCTACCTTTGGCGGTGGGGTCCAGCCTTCACGGGCTAGGCGGGCGGCGATGACCCTACTATGGGGATCGTCGCCCGGCTGTTCCACAAAGAGGCGCCACGCTTCATCGGCCCGCGCCTCGTCCAGTTCTTCCAATGTTAGGTCGCTCACTTCATGCCTCTTGTCTGTTGAAACCCGCGCGACGGAATCCGCGCCTTGCTTTTCGGCCACTGGCCTAGATGCTTTGCCCTCATCCGCGCCGTTTTGCTTTTCGTGGAAACGTCGGCCTTGGTCTTGGCCTTGTGTTCGGCATCCAGGATCGGCGCGAGGTTGCTTTCGCGGTGTTCTCCGCCGTTGATCAGCGCGACGATGTGGTCAAGCTGCCACTTGTCACCGGCCATGATTTTTCGGCCTGAACGATAACACTTGCCGCCATACGCCTCGAACACGCGGAGCCTGACGCGCGCCGGGATGGCCGCGTTGTCGGTCTTGCCGATCCACTCGTCAACGGCTCGGGACATCAGGAGCCATCCCGCCAAGTTCCTCATAGGCTTTCCGGATCAACCGTCGAACCGTTGGCGCTTCGTGCCGGTCGCCGTGGTGGTATTGCAGAGATTGCAACGCCTTTTCGTCGTCGTCGGTCATGCGAAACAGTTTCGTTTTCAAGGTTGGCTTGTCGCTCATGTGTTCCTCGTGGTCCAAGTTATCCGATATCGCGGGACGGTCAAGCGGCGACATCGTTGCGCGCGAAAATCCGCACATTGGGGCGCGCGACTTGCTCATGCTCGACACCCGCCAGCGTTGTCTGGCCTAGCCGGGTAATCCGAAACTCGACGTCGCCATAGCGCCACCAGTCGGGCTTCATAACCTCGAACTCCCCCGGATTGCGATCAACCCACGCGACCAATCGCCCACGACACAAGGTGTTCAAGCGGTTAGTGTAGGTGTGAACCTGCGAAGGCGTCATAAGGTCAAACTCCCTCGCTATCTCGGCTACCGTTGCCGCGCCTTCGGATAGGTATTGCAGGAGCCTATGGCCCTTTCCGTTCGGGCTGATCTTTGTGGTCATTCAAGTTCTCCAAGCATCGCGCGGGCTTCACGTTCCAGCGCGTCGCAGTTTAGGCCGGGAATTAGATGCTCAACGATTAGCCGCTTGGCGCGGTCAAAATATCGCGTAAATTCGTCGTGTTCCATTTTGTCGAATGACACGGAGCGGGTGACGGTCACAATCTGGCCGTTGCGCTGCTTGACCTCGCGGGTCAGTCCAAGGCGCATTTTCATCCATTCGTGCAGATCGTCTGGGCCTATCTCTTGATCCAGGTTGTCAGCGACAACGGTTAAGAGCCCCCTGTAAAGCCGGTTTTGAGCGGAGGAACGGCGCGGCTGACGCACTGTGATTGCCAGCGCCTTTCCCGCTGGCAAGGCCATTAGTGCTTCACCGTCAAGCGGAGCTTCCGGCATAAGGAAACTGCCGCGCCGCTGAACCATAATCGGGGGTTTTTCATCGGCCATTGCTAACCCCCCGCACGGTCATTTCCGCGCCCGGCCATAGCCTGCGGAGCGTTGCCAAGAGTTCCGCGAAACTCGGCATCTAGCGCGGCTTCCTCCGCTGCTACGGACGCAGCGCCGTCCAATTCCTCGCGAGCCAAGATCAGCTTGTCGCGCAAAGCGTCGAGCCATTGAAACGGAACCTCGGCGGTCCATTCGTCAAACGTGTCTGTAAGGCGCGCCAGTTCGTCAGCGTCGGCCTTTGCAATCATGTCGTTGATGCGCTTGTGGTCGCCGTCTCGCGTGGCCTGTGCGGGGATTTTGCGGCCATGAGGCGCGTTGTTCTCGGGCGGCGGCGCAGGGCGCGGCCCAATGGGTGCGGGTGACGGCTTGGCCTTAGTCGCAGCGGCCCCATCGTCGTCGTCAGGAGAAACGCCTACAAACGCCGACAACGCATATCGGCGGGCGTAGGTCACGGCAGACCCGTAGGCTTGCGCGTCGACCTTGCCTAGCGGAATGGTGAGCGAACCCCGCATCCATTCCC